TGGCAGGAACTTCTACTGATGCAGAGATACAAGGTGATTATGGCGATGCTACAGTTGGATTAGCGGCTAGATTAATTGGCCAAGGCCTCCGAAAGATTATTCGTTTTATAGGCACACAAAGAGTGTCGTTAGTTTTCTTAAATCAAATCAGACAGAAGATTGGCGTTTTCTTTGGCGATGATACGGTAACTCCTGGTGGCAAAGCAATTCCATTTTTCGCAGCTGTAAGAATAAGATTGTATAGTGGTGGAAAAGTAAAGGCTGGAAAAGATGTATTAGGTGTTGGGATTAGACCTAAGATTGTTAAAAATAGGATGGGGCCTCCTCACCGCGAAGCTGATTTGAAGATGTATTTTAATCGTGGATTAATTGATGAAGAAGGTTGGATTGATGTACTTTTAAAATTTGGCAAAGCAAAAAAGATTTCAGCACAAAAGTCTGAAATTGTTAATGAAGATAATGGTGAAGTTTATGACTTTCTTAATAGGAGTTTTGTTGAATGGATTAGAAGACCAGAAAATAAAGAGGCGCATAGTTACTGCAGGACTAAAGTAAAAGAGTCTCTTATTATAGAACAAGATCCACTTAAGCGTATTGAAGAAATAACAATAGAGAAAATGGATAGTGACGAGGTTTTATAATGAAATTCTGGGAAAAATTCCAGCCTGAACAATTAAAAAATAGTGAAACAAAATCATGGTGGTGGTGGCTATTCGCGGCTTTTGGATTTTTGATTGGTGTGACTGCTGTTGCTTTGATTGTAGCATTAGTGTTTTTAACGTTAGGTTTTTTCGTTTCATTATTGTGGAATTATGCAGTTACTCCTATTTTTAATATATCAGAGCTTACAACATATACAGCAGCTGCATTATTGTTTTTAATCTTTGCGGCCGTCCGCATTGTGAAGCTAGCTGTCAACTAGCTCCCATCGTCTAACGGTCAGGACTCAAGGTTTTCAACCTTGCAATAGGAGTTCAATTCTCCTTGGGAGTAGTTTTTGGGCTGTCGTTCAATGGTAGGACACAAGATTTTGGTTCTTGTTATCGGGGTTCAAATCCCTGCAGCCCAGCCATATTTTTTAGAAAAATTTTTTAGAAATTGTATCTATTTTTTTTTGAATGATAGATACTTTTTTTAATTTCTCAATGAGTATTTATATTATCGGGGTGAGAAAAATGAAAAAAGAATTAGTAAAAACCATTGCTATTGTTCTCTTATCTATGATTTTTGTATTTCATAGTATAGAGAAGAAAAAGATAGTAGACGAGCTAAAAGAAAATAATTCTTTCCTACAACATAAGGTTGAGTTGGCTGATTCACTAATATTTGATACTACTCAACACGCGTTAGAGTTGTCTGCAAGACTAGCGGTTTATGAGAAAAAGATAGAAAAATATGAAGATAATAAGCACATAATTACAGTAACTATGTATCACCCTGTTTCACGTCAAACAGATGATACTCCAAACATTACGGCTGATGGAACTGTTATAAGAATAAACAACGCAAGTGAATATAAATATGTTGCGGTTTCGCAGAATATGTTGATACGTGTCGGCGGGTTTCTTAACTTTGGAGATTATATCTGGTTGGATGCAGGTAAGAAATCTGGAGTTTATCAAGTGCGGGATGTAATGAATAAAAGATTTGTAAATCGTGTAGATATTTTAGAAACACCGGGTACCAGACCTTACAAATATAGCAAAGCTTCTATGAGAAGAATAAGCTTTGCTTATAATGATTTCTAATAATAAGTTGTAGTTGGAGAAGAGTAATGATTAAAGTTTATGAGTTACTAGTTTTTACTAAAGGTTTTCATTTTGTTCATTACACTTAAAATATGGGTTGTTATTTTTACTGAGTTTTGTATATGGAGCACTCATGGCAACAGACTATGCATATTAAAACAGGAAAGGCATAGAAGGCGATTGGCCAAAGCTAAAGAAAAAAGGTATTTGGAATTACAGAGAGTACCTTTAATAAATTGGAAAGATTTTGTTTTGTTTTATAGAGGAAAACAATTGATGAAAAACTTTATTACTTATTTGTTTTTGTTATTTTTTTTAAGTGGGTGTGGATATACTAAATTAAAAATGCCTACTTTTGATTTTGTACTTGTTAATGATAAGGAACATCTATCATTAGAAAAGTATTCTGAACAATTTACTCCATCGGTTGGTAGATTTAAAAAGGATGTTAACATCTATTATCCAAACTATAATACTCAATATTACCCTGTGGTTAATCCTCCCTATATAGAAACTTATTTAAGAGCAAAAGAGCCAACGGTAAAAGAATTTATAAAGACACCAGTAGTTGCAAAACCTGTAGATAATCAATTAAAAAAAGAAGTATGGCACCTGCGCAGGGCACCGCGTCGATCCAAAAGAGTACCAGCACTGACAAAAAAAGAAAAATAATGCTTGACAAAATAGAAAAAATTAGTTATATTATACAGACACATTTAGAGGAGTAAAAAAATAGATGCAAAAAGTTTTGTTTATTGATTTGATGAATATGTTTGTGAGATGTTTTTCTAGTATTCGTTTATCAAATGATGATGGGTTGCACGTGGGCGGCGTTTTTGGAACCTTAAATAGTTTGCAGTCCCAAATAAAAATGCACTCCCCAGATATTGTTTCTGTGGTATGGGAAGGCAAAGGATCTTCTGAAAGACGTAGAAGAACCTTAAAAGAATATAAAGAAGGCCGAAAGTTTCGTGGATTGAATCGGCAGTTTGAATATTCTCAAGAAGATGAAAAAGAATCATTTGCTCGGCAGCTGCAGTTACTTAAAGAGTGTTTAGATGTTTTGCCACTTTATCAACCTGCAGTTCAGTATCTTGAGGCAGATGATCAGATAGCTTATTCTTGTATACAATTATTTAAAAACAATTATGAAAAGGTTATCGTTTCAACTGACCGCGATTATTTTCAACTGGTTGATTTAAACACTAAGATATACCGGCCAGTTAAAACAAGAGAGAATCCAAAAGGTGAAATGATTAATATTAGTTGGATGCTTGATAGAGAAAAAGTTCATCCTATTAATTATGCTTTATTAAAAGCAATTGTTGGTGATAAGTCAGATAATATAAAAGGTATTAGTGGCGTTGGCGAAGCTACTGTTAAGAAAGATTTTCCTATATTGAATTTTGGTGTCACCACTTTAGAAAAATTATTAGAGTATGTTGAAGATAGAATAGGAGAAGGGAAAACAAAATATAAAAAGTATATTGAAAATTCTGAATTAATAAAAAGAAATTATAAATTAGTTCAGTTATTAGATGTTGATATAAGTTTGCAATCTATACAAGCGTTAGAAAGGTGTTATGAGAATAAAGAAAAAAAGTTTAATTCTTATAAGTTACGCATTAACTTGTTGAACGAAAACATATCGCCTAACAATATAGATAATTGGGTTTCAGTATTTAATTCGGTTCGTCATGAGCCAATAACATTTTAGGAGATAAATAAATGGCGCATACAGATGTTGATTCTTTTCAGTCATTTGGATCAAATTTTCAAAATTGTGTGTTACAAGCAGCGCTGATTGATAGAGAATTTTTTGAAAAGATTTTTGAAACTTTAAAGGAAGAATATTTTACATCAGAAGCACACAAATCAATTTGGTTGGAGATAAGAAAACTCTTTAATAAGTATAATGCACCACCCACATACGATACATTAAAGAGTGAGATATCCCAGTATCCTGAAGGCGAATTAAAAGAATCAGCAATTAATGTTTTATTGGATGTTGAAACAAAAGTAAATCGTCAAGAAATTGAATATGCAAAAGATAAGTCAATAGAGTTTTGTAAGAACCAATCTATGAAAGCAGCAATACTTAAGTCAGTTGAATTGCTGCAAGAAGGTAAGTTTGAAGAAATTCAAAAGACAATTGAAGATAGTTTAAAGATTAGTACTGAACAAGATATGGGTCATGATTATTTTGATTCATTTAGATCAAGACAACAGGCTGATTCTAGAATAACTGTGCCTACAGGATTTCCATTACTTGACGCTAATGAAGTGTTAGATGGAGGATTAGCGAATGGTGAATTAGGTGCAGTAATGGCACCTACTGGTGGTGGTAAATCATTTTTCTTGGTAAATCTTGGATTTGGTGCATTAGCGGCAGGTAAGAATGTTATTCATTATACATTTGAATTAAGCGAAACTCATGTTGGCAATCGTTATGATAGTCGTATTACAGGAGTGCCAACAAAAGAGTTGCGAAACCGTATGGTAGAAGCAGAAAATAAGTTGACGCGTTTTATGGGAGGCCAATTGTTTATTAAGGAATATCCACCAAAGGTTGCAACCATTAATACAATTAAATTTCATATGGGTAGATTGTTATCAAATGGATTTGATCCAGATCTCATTATTATTGATTATGGTGATCTAATGAGAAGCCGACGAGGGTATGATCAGAAACGATTTGAGTTAGAAAGTATTTTTGAAGATCTTCGTGCGTTGGCTATGGAGATGAAGTTACCGATTTGGACGGCAACTCAAAGTAATCGTGAAGGATTCAATGATGATATTATTACTATTGATAAAGTTGGTGAAGCGATTACTAAAGCGATGGTTGTAGATTTTTTTGGCACGTTCTCACAACGTAAATTTCATATTGGTAAAAACAGAATGGGTCAAGCTAATATTAATTTTAATATTGATATGGACCCAGCTCGCGCTTTTATTGATTTAAATGAAAATGTAACCGGCGGTATTACAATAGGTGAAAAGGTAAATAATATGTTGGGTGGTAATGATTCAATGAAAAGTTTTTACAGAAGTTTTAAAGACGGAGTAGAAAAATAAATAATGGAAAGATTAACAATTACGCGCACCAGACGCTGGGGAAATTCAGAGATACAAATTAACAATGTGTATTCTGCGGCACGAAGTAAAGTAAAAATGGATAAAGTAATTAGTATGGCTAATGATATGATCGCAAGAGAAAGTGTTATTATTAATGAGGAAATTGAATATGAAGTTTTGTGTTCGAGAGATAATGGAATTACAGAGTTTATTCATCGTGTAGAAAAAAAAGGGAAAAGAAGTATTTAATGGCTCGTTATGGTTATGAGTGTCTAGATTGTGGTAATGGGTTTGTAATAGAATGTTCTATAAAACAATATGATAAGTATAAGAAACAAACGTGTAATCAATGTCAAGGTAATAATGTTGATAGAACTATAGAATTGGCAGCAGTCCATTTTGGGCGTGGTTTTTTTAAAGATGGTTATGAAAGTGTAAAGAATATAAAAACATCAACTTCAGAAACTTCAGACAACGGAGACTAGTATTGGATATCTCACAAAAGATTTTATCAGAGATTACAGTTTATATGAAATACGCCCGATATCTTCCAGCAGCCCAACGCCGCGAAACTTGGGAAGAAATGATTACACGTAATAGAGATATGCATATAGAGAATTTTCCTAAACTAACTAATGAAATAGAAAGTGCATACAAATTAGTTTTTGATAAAAAAGTTTTACCGTCGATGCGATCTTTGCAGTTTGCAGGAGCCGCTATTAAACAAACTCCATCGCGCATTTATAACTGTGCGTATCTTCCTATAGATGATTACCAAGCCTTTAGTGAAGTAATGTTTTTGTTGTTAGGGGGTACAGGAGTTGGATATTCAGTACAACGGCATCATGTGGATAAATTACCTTCCATTACTATTCCCACTAAACGGCGTCGATATCTTGTGGGGGATAGCATTGAGGGGTGGTCCGATTGTATTAAGATGTTAATGAAGGCATACTTTTGTGGTCGTCCAGATCCTGAGTTTGATTTTAGTGGGGTACGATCTAAAGGTGCATTGTTGGTTACAAGTGGTGGGAAAGCACCGGGTCCAGAACCTTTAAAAGATTGTGTACATAATATAAAACGTATTTTAGATAGAAAAGAAAACGGCGATCAACTTTCAACTTTAGAAGTTCATGACATTATTTGTTGGATTGCAGACGCAGTTTTATCTGGTGGCATTCGTAGATCTGCTACTATTAGTTTGTTTTCTATTGATGATCAAGAAATGTTACAATGCAAGTTTGGA